CAGGGTTGGCGGAACAGACAACATTGAACAGATGAGTTCTACCATATTCCAGAACATCACGTCGTCCTTCCAAATCGAATTGACGTAGGAGGGGTATATGGCATTTGCACATGGATTATCAACCAAGTTCTACTATAACTTGCTTGACATGACGCCTTACATCGAAGATGTGGGCGCGGATTTCGAGCGAGAGATGGCCGACGTGAAACCGATGGACAGCACGTGGGTAGAGCGGCTTGCCGGGCACAAGAGCGTCACTATTTCGGTGGGCGGCCTGTACGACCCGACGGCTGGCGGGATTGACGCCCAGGTGTGGGACGCATTTGACGACGGCGAGGAGCATGTGTTCGCCATGTGTCCGTATGGCGACACTATTGGCTACTACTGCTACTGCGGCGAGTCTGTGGGGAACAGTTCCTCGATCAACTCCAGTTCCACGGATGCGATACGGTATCCGGTGGGCGCAATCGGCTCAGATAATGCGGATCGCTGCCAGATTTTGCACGTGCTGTCAGAGGAATCAGACGATGGCACAGACACATCGCAGGATGGGACGGCGCAGTCAAGTGACGGGATACACGCGTATATCATCTGCACGGCGATTGAGTCTGGCGCGACGCTGGATGTGACGATTCAGGACTCATCGAATAACTCGGACTGGTCTACGCTTGGTTCGTTCACGCAACTCACCGCGGCCGGCGACGAAGTAATATCGGTGAGCGGCACGGTGGAGCGGTATGTGCGATTGAGTTGGGATTTGTCAGAAGGAGCGAGTGACGACGCCACGTTCTTCGTGGCATTCAGACGCCTGTAGAGAAACAGGTGGTAATGGGACTGAGGCCCGCCAAACGGCGGGTTTTTTAGTACACGGAGGCAGGAAATGGCATTTGTACATGGAATGGCAGCGGTATTCAGCATCGACGTGAGCGGCACGCCCGTTGATATGTCGGACTATGTGGAGTCGTTCAATATCGACTTCACGCGTGAGATTGCTGATATCAAGGCGATGGGCGCGACGTGGGTGCAGCGGCTTGCTGGTATGCGTATCTGCGACTGCTCCGGCGAAGCGGCGTTTGACACTACCATTGACGCGGCATTGTGGGCGGCCTGGAACGGCGACGCAGCTCTTACGTGGTCGCTTGTTGTGGGCGGGATCACCTATTCGGGTGAATGCCGATGCCCGAACTACAGCGTGAACTCAAGTTCGACGGACGCGGTTCGCGAATCGTTCTCGCTGGTCAATGACGGCGCAATCACCAGGGCGTAGTTCACACAGGGGAGGAATAGAATGGCAATTCTCACAGTAGATGAGATTCTTGGCGCGAATGACCTGCCGGAAGAAACGGTGGAAGTCCCGGAATGGGGCGGAGAAGTGGTAGTGCGCGGCTTGATGCGTGGCGAAGCGTACAAGGCGCGCCAGAATGCCAGGGGCGATGACGGCGTGGTGGACATGCTGGAATACGACATGCAGGTGCTGTTGTTTGGCGTCATAGAGCCGGCGCTGAAAGAGTCACACATCGACGCGCTGAGGAATAAAAGCGCCGGCTCAATTGAGCGCATCACCTCGAAAATCATGGCGCTTTCCAGCGTTGCTCCGACCGGGGTAGTCACGCAAGAGGCGGTAGACGACGCCGAAAAGTCCTTTCGCGACGGGGAAGAATGATGTATTCGAGTTCTTCCTGGCGCAAGAACTGGGCATGACGGTGCGGAGACTGCGCGCGGAAATGTCAAACGACGAGTATGTGACATGGATGGGGTGGAACCAATACCGAAACAACCGCAGGGATCAGATTAAGCGTAAGATAGAAGCGGCAAAAGAAGCCAAGAGCAAGTTGCGCTGATATGGAGAAGCAATGTTCGGTGATGAAGTAGTCAAACTATACGTCACTATTGGTGCGGATACCCGGAAGATGGAAGCCGGGTTCAAGCGCGCCGAGCAGAAGTTGAAGGGCTTTGAAAAGACAGGCGGCAAGTTTGGCGGCGCGATGATGATGGGGGCGAATGCCGCCGCGTTAGCTGTGACCGCACTTGCCGCCTCATTCACCGCGCTTGGCATCAAGTTCAACGCCACGATGGAACAGTCGGAAATCATGTTCGCGTCGATGATTGGCGACGCCGCACGCGCCAAGGTGTTCTTCGACGATCTCAAGGAAATGTCGATCAAGACGCCGTTCCAGGTGACTACGCTCTCTGATGCTGCGAAACGCATGTTGGCTTACGGTATTCCTGTCGATGAAATCCAGCGCGACATCAAGGCCATTGGCGATGCGATGGCTATGTTGGGTGGCGGGAACGTGGGGGTCGAGCGCGTAACGGTTGCTCTGGGGCAGATGACGGCTAAGGGAATGGCGCAGGCGCAGGAGTTCAGGCAATTAGCTGAATCTGGTGTCAACGCGTGGAAATATCTTGCCGAATATCTTGAGACTGACGTAGCTGGCGCAATGAAGGCTGTTGAGAGCCGGACTGTAAAAGGCGTCGATGCTGTCAAGGCGGTTATCACCGGCATGGAACGCGACTTCGGTGGTGGCATGGAAACGCTGACGCATACGATGGAAGGTTCGTGGGGCGTCATCAAGAACCTGAGCAGCCAGATTGCCGGCGAGATCACGGAACCAATCTTCGAGGCGCTGCGCGATGAGATGGATAAGCTCGCCAATGAGACGCTGCCAAAAGTATTGAATGAGATTCGTGCAGAGCAGTCAAGGTTGGAGGAACAAGATGCTCCAGTATATAAGGCTGTAACTGGCAAGGAGCTAGGTTGGCAACAAGAAATATACTTCCATCTCAATAGAATGGCTGGCGAATCATATTCTGAGTTCATGCCAGACAAGCTAAGAGAATCAGCAAAAGAGTTGCGGGAAGAGATAGCAAGCCTGAAACAATTGATATACAGCCCTGGCGAGGGCAGTACGCCGGCGTGGTTTGATAGGCTGCGTGCTCCGGCTGCTGAGAAGTATCTTGCCGAAAGACAAGCAGAGCTAAATGAAGTAGAGAACAAAATTGTCGCAGTAAACAAAGTTATGGGGGAGACGCCTGCCCTTTGGCCGCTTCAACCTGGCGACATCGAATTGTTGGCAGAAGCAAATTCGGCAATGCAAGACATGGAAGACTCCGCTGAGGCTGTTGCCGCGGCCATGCAAGAGGCGGTAGATTCTTCAACCTACTGGTCATCGTCTGCACTCGCGTCTGGACTGAAGTTGTGGGCTGGGCCAGAAAGCGACCCCCTCGTAACAAAGATGCTTGGCAAGGAAACCGCTACAGAGGTTGCGCTAGATCGCATCGCGGCGAACGAGGATGCGAACACCAAGATCGCTGATGACTACAAGGATAAACTCGAAGACGCGATCAAGGATGCACACGACGCGGCGCGGTCGCGCGTGGAAAGCATACTGACTTCCCCCACCGAAGTCACCGCGTTCGATATGTTCCGCAGTACAGAGCAGGGCGCGGGACTGTTTGGCAACTATGAGGACAAGTGGGACGAGCAGGCGCGTCGCATGAGAGACGCGATGCAGAACCCGAACTCCCCATGGCGCAACATGATCCCCGATGACATTCTCGCCGCCGGGCCGGATGCGACGAAGTTCTACGGAGAGGACTGGCTGGATAAGTTCTACTCCGGGCAGAACATGGGCGCAATCGACTGGGACGCGTTCAAGCGGATGTATGATGACGCGAAGTCAAGGGAAGATTCGCTGAACAACATGATCGACTATGGCGCGGGCATTGTCGGTGTGTCGCCAGAGGATGTACGCAAGACGCTGGGGATGCAAAGTGGCGAGGACGTGGCGAACGAGATTTTCGAGATGTTCGATGTCACGTTGGACGAGAAGAACCCCGGCCAGATGCTCATTGCGAAAGTGGATCAGGACATTGTAGACAACAAGGATCAGTTGGAGGAAGTGGGAAAGAGTTTCTGGACAACGATATTTGATTCGGTTGGCAAGACTGACCAGAACGCGCAGGAGATGCTTGTGAGGGCAATCGCGCCAGAGATGGCGAATTACTTACAGCGAAATGGGTACTTTGACTGATGGCGACAACGCTTGATGGTGTGACGCTGGCTGATCCTGTTTCGTGTCCGGTGAGAGATCGTCCGATTGGTTCGGAGGTAGAGCGCGCGGACGGGTCGCTCGTGCGGCGCACGACGAACTCGACGGGCCACAGACGAATATGGATGCCGAAGTGGGATGGCATCACCGCGGCGCAACTGGCTACGCTGTTGACAGAGTGGGAAGACGCCTTGCAGGGTGCGGTGAACTGGTCGCCGCCTGATTCCGCTGGAACCGTATCTGTCATTGCGAGCGGCCAATTGACATATGATGCGGGTTGGTGGGATGGCGCGTGGCATTATAACGTGTCTGGCGGGGAGCTGATTGAGGCAAGCCCATAATGCAGGATATTTCTGGAACTTCACTCGCTGCCAGCAGAACGGCGAATCGCGCCGCGTGCGTCAA